CGACAAGGCTGTCGAAACTAACTCAAGTCGAATTGCAGATTTTGGAAAGAAGGCTGCCGCTGCATTTGCCGTAGCTGCTGCTGCTGCCGTTGCCTATGGCACTAAATTAGCCGTTGATGGGGTCAAGGCTGCAATTGAGGATGAACAGGCACAGTTAAGGTTAGCCAATGCCCTAAGACAAGCCACAGGCGCTACTGATGCCCAAATAAGGGCAACTGAGGACATGATCCTAAAGACCTCTTTAGCAACCGGTGTTGCCGATGACAAACTTCGCCCAGCCTTACAGAGATTAGCAGTATCTACAAAATCAACCGAGGAAGCCCAAAAGTTATTAACCCTTGCTTTAGATATTAGCGCAGCATCAGGCAAAGATTTAGAAACTGTTACTAATGCTTTAGGTCGTGCTCAAGATGGTAACCAAGCAGCACTTGGCAGATTAGGTCTTGGATTATCTAAGGCAGAATTAGCCACTCTTACATTTACCGAGGTTCAACAAAAACTTGCTGATCTTTATGGTGGCGCAGCAGCTACAAATGCTGAAACTTTTCAAGGAAAGATTGATCGCTTAAAAGTAGGATTTGATGAAGCTAAAGAATCACTTGGCACAGCGTTACTTCCTGAAATCGAGAAGTTTATTACATTCTTAAATGATAAAGGCATTCCAACATTAAATGGATTTATTGCAGGTTTAACAGGCGATCAAGGATTAAGCGCTTCACTTGCCGAATCTCAAAGAGGTGCTGAATCATTTGGAAAGGCTATTGGCGTAGTGGCTGGAATCATTTCAGGATTTATTACTTTTGTAAGAGAAGCAATTGGCTTATTAGTTGAGTTTGCAAATCAATCAATTAGACTTATTAACATTCTAAAGCCCGGAACTGATATTGGCTTTATTCCAAATCCTGCTCCATCAGCTGGCGGATCATCATTACCAAATGTGCCTCCTCCAAGCGGATCAACTTTCGGCGGTGGTGGTATGGGTCAAATAAACAACATAACAGTTAATGGTGCGATAGATCCTGAGGGCACAGCTAGAGCAATTGAAAAATACTTGAATGCTCAAAAAGCTCGAAGTGTATCTGGTCTGAGATGACAGTCTTTACTCCAGACTGGAAGTTAACTGTCGGTGGGGTTGATTATACTGACATAACAATAAGCGATGTTCAACACCAATCAGGTCGAACAGATATTTACCAGCAACCGCTTCCATCATATTGTCAAATTACATTATTAGCATTAAATGGTCAGGTTCTACCTTTTGACATAAATGACAGTTTAGATTTACAAGTCAAAGATACATCTGGAACTTATGTTAGTTTATTTGGTGGAGATGTTACCGACGTGACTGTTGCGGTTGGTACTACTGGATCAATTTCCACAGTTGTCGAATACACCATTATCGCTATGGGTTCACTTGCCAGAATTTCTAAAGAAGTATTTAATAACAACATTTCTCAAGATGAGGACGGCGATCAAATATATGACATTCTTTCAAGTGTATTGCTTGGAACTTGGAACGATGTGCCAGCAGCTTCAACATGGGCAACTTATGATGCAACCGAAACTTGGGAAGATGCAGTCAATCTAGGACTTGGTGAAATAGATCAGCCTGGTCTTTACACAATGAGTTCACAATCAAATGTAACTGACACGATTTACAATGTGATTTCAGATATTGCAACTTCTGCTTTTGGATATATCTATGAGGACAATGCCGGCAACATAGGTTATGCAGATGCAGACCATAGGCAAAATTATCTTTTAATCAATGGTTATATTGAACTAGATGCTCGCCATGCGTTAGGCGCTGGCTTATCTACAATCATGCGTTCAGCAGATGTTAGGAATGATATATACCTAAATTATGGCAGCAATTACAATCAGCAAGTTGATGCCACAGATGCAGCTTCAATTGCCCTATATGGCTACAAAGCCGAAACAATTAACTCTAGGGTTCATGGAACTGTGGATGCTCAGGCTATTGCTGACAGATATATCGATCAAAGAGCATATCCAAAACCAGCATTCCAATCGATTACCTTTCCAATAACTAACCCTGAAATTGACGATGCAGACCGAGATGATTTATTAGGTGTCTTTATGGGTATGCCAGTCAATATAGAAAACCTACCTTTACAAATAGCCGATGGGGAGTTTGAGGGTTATGTAGAGGGCTGGTCATGGAGCACTAGATTTAATGAACTATTTTTGACAATCAATGTTTCACCAACCGAGTTCAGCCAAGTAGCGATGCGTTGGAATACGACTCCAGCACTTGAGGCTTGGAACACTTTAAGCGCAACTCTGACATGGGAGTACGCTACAATAGTCGCATGAGGATAGGATAAAATGGCAACTACTACCAATTACAGCTGGAGCACTCCAGATGACACCGATCTAGTCAAAGATGGCGCAGCAGCTATTCGCACACTTGGATCATCAGCAGATACAACTGTCAAGGCATTAAATCCGGGAACTACTGCTGGAGATTTAGATTATTATACAGCTGCAACAACTAAAGCAAGAATTGCAATTGGTTCAACAAATCAAGTTTTAACAGTTAGTGGTGGTGTGCCAACATGGCAACCTGCACAAGGTGGATATACTAATTATCAAATTTTTACATCATCAGGAACATTTACAGTTCCCGCAGGAATTACAAAATGTGCCGTTTATGTAGTTGGTGGCGGCGGTGGCGGTAGTGGTGGCAGAGCCGCAATAAGTGCTGGTACTAATAGCGGTGGCGCTGGCGGTGGCGGCGGTGCTATTGCATTTGACCCATTTTACACAGTAACGCCAGCAGCAAGTATCACAGTAACAGTTGGCGCCGGTGGTGCTGGTAGTGCTGGTGGAGTAGCAGATACAGTTGTAGCAAATTCTGTTGCTGGCACAGCAGGTTCAAATTCTGCTTTTGATAACAACACGGCATCAGGCGGTGGCGGCGGTGCTATTGCTGGTAATAGTCCGGCGGGTGGAATAGCGGGTACTGGTGGACTTTTAGTTGGAATTAAATCAGGCGGCACAGGTGGTTCAGGTCTTTCTGCTAATGCCCCCGTTGCTCCAAGTTTTACAACTGTGCAATCAATACTTAATCAAGCAGGAGCGTTAGGTTCTAATGGAGCGACTCCAACAGTTGGAACAACACTTTTAGCAGGTGGAGTTGCAAGTAATGCAGGACACGCAGGCGGTGGTGGCGCAGGCGGTGGTGGCTCAAGTGGCACAGTTGGTTTTGCTGGTGCTATTGGAGTTGGTGGCGGTGGAGGTGGCGGCGGTGCTGCGGTTGGAACAAATAGTACAATTGCACAAACAGGGGGCGCTGGTGGTGCAGGTGCTGCAAATCGTGGTGCTGGCGGCGGTGGTGGTGGTGGTGCAACAAAAGCTGGCACTACTGGGGGAGTATTTGCTACTGGTGGCGCAGGCGGCAACGGCGGCTCAGGCGTAGTCGTTATCTTTTACTAAGGAGAAATAATGGCACATTTTGCAGAAATAGATAAAGATGGTTTTGTCCTTCGCGTCTTGGTTGTAGATAACTCTCAAGAAAATCGTGGTCAAGATTTTTTGGCTGAGGACTTAGGACTTGGCGGCACTTGGATTCAAACTTCATACAATGCAAATATCAGAGGTAAGTTTGCTGGTATTGGAGATAAATATGATAAGAAAAAAGATTTGTTTATCGCGCCAGTTATAATTGAAGATCAAACCGATCTTGGCTAATGAAGCCATTTTTATCTAAAGCTGCTGAAACACTACGCGACCAAATAAATGGAGCGTTTGTGGGTCGGAGCAGGAAAGCTGATGGCTGGATCGGTGATACTAAGCACTCATCTAGAAAATCCGATCATAACCCAAGACCTGACGGAGAAGTTTGCGCGATCGACATTGACGCTGGCTTATCTGACCAACAAGGGGTTAGTTATGATTTGGCAGATCAGCTTCGACTCACAGCAAAAAAAGATAAGCGTATATCTTACATAATCTTTAGCAAGAAAATCTGCTCAAGTAAGTCATTATGGCGATGGGTCAAATATCGCGGCATTAACCCACATGATAAGCATATTCACATTTCTTTCAAACCAAATCAAAATGGTAAGAAGTTCGACATCCCACTACTGAAAGGCAATTAATGAAACTGACCAAAAAACACAAAGCAGCAATTAAGTCATATTTGAGAGCTGTCGCAGCTAGTGGAATTACAGTTGCCTTAGCAATAGTGGCTGACATTCATCCAGCGTATGCAACTATGCTTGGTGCAATTGTTGCGCCTATTGCCAAAGCGTTAGATCCAAAGTCAGGGAGCGAAGCGGATTATGGAATTAATGCGTCATGACCGCAAACGAATGGGTTGGCATAGCCGTTGGCGTAAGCGCCGTATCTACAAGTTTATTACTGGGTCTGCGCTGGGTTATTAAATCCTACCTAGCAGAGTTAAAGCCAAACTCAGGCACATCAATTAAAGATCAAGTTACTAGACTTGAAGCGCGTGTTGATGATCTGTTTGTCTTAATTAGTAAGCGATAATTTCTGCTATGGCGAACACACGAAAACGCACACCACGCAAAAAGGTTAATCGGAGAGTAGTTCGCCAAACTCCTGAACCATTATCAAAACTAGATCAATTCTATATTGCAAAGCATGAAATGTTTAGAGCTGCACGCAAGGCTGGATTTAATGAATCTTGTGCGCTTTACCTAATGGATAATCCTGAATCAATGCCTGATTGGATCGTAGGCGA